AAGGTAGGCTGTTTGCCTATACCCAAATAAGTGCCCACCATCTTTTGAATAAGACAGGAAAACAGGAGGCTGCGTAATATCGTAAATGGGGGACAATGTGCTTTGGTCTAAGATGAGATTAAAAATCCCATCTTCAGTATCAATTTGTATTCCTGACTCAGTCAGTAAGTCTAAAATATTTGTTGTATTAATAACATTAACTTGGCCTTGGATAGCATCAAGCATAAACCTATCAATACGAGTTCTATTATATGTTGAAGGGACATAACATCTGCCTATCCTAATTCTCGGTATAGCTTCGCCATCATTCGAAGTAAACGACTGGTCCACTTGATATAATATAGGCTTATTGTAACTTCCGTAGTAGTTACTTCCATTGAAATATCCATGTGTTTGTGCAGGGTGCCTGTCTCCATTTAAGACTTCTTCCTCATGCCAAAGTTTCCCTTCTTCTTCACTTGGGTTACTCAGCGTCACATTATAAACAAAGGTATGGTTTGCTAAAGTAAAATTTAGCCTATAAAAAATAATGCCATTTTCTTTTATGAATATGCCGCGCGGGTCATTGTCATTAATTTGTTGCCCTTCTGCATATTGTGCTAGCTGGAAATCAAGTGCACGATTTGAAACTGGGATAGATTCAGTCCCAATCACTTCCATGACAGCGCCAAGGCCGTCACGGTCTTGTGATAAAAACATCATCTTATCAAACCCAGTCACGACACTTGCGCGCGACGGTGTGCCATATTCCATCAGCAATGCATTATTTCGCCTAAAGGGCAGATTAGTGCCAATGCCTGCGTTTTCCCATACTTCTGTATAATTTGCGGAAAATAAAAATAATCTTCGATGTAATGTACGACAAGCAACAATGTTCCCAGGATGGGAATTAATTTGGCCTTGTTGCAATTGCCCTATAACGCCCGATGTGACATTTGTGATTGTGTTAGGTGGCGTACCATTTGTCGTGAAATTAAGGAATGTTCCAGATAAAGCATTTGCAAGTGTTGTTGCAATCCTTATCTGTGTAGGCGAGAAAAAAATAACATAATAAGTCGTCCCTGCTATTATCTCAGGAGGAAGGCCGCCGCCTGCTGTAAATTGAACCGTCATCCCAGTTGAATAGACAGTCCCAGTATTAGGCGTTATAAGATCAGTTACATTATCGAATGTGACTGTAGCTGACGTTACAGCGCCCCAACTATAGGCATCATTAAATGCAGATAACCTAAAATAATTAGAACCACCTTGTGCGACAATTAAAAATCCATCAAGGAAAGTAACATCAATGGGAACAGTAGGAAAAGCAGGATCAATAGCATGAACATCATAAGTAAATATGCCAGTACCTGTATCATAAATATGCCCTAATTGACCATCAACGAATAATATCTGCGGACCATTTGCATTGTTATTTGCATCAACGCCAATAAATCCTGTGCCGCCTAATATGGGTTGTAATGCACTATTTAATTTTGTGACAGTATTAAGCGAATCACGCCTATAAAATCCTTGTCCTATTACAAAATACTCAAACCCATTTAAGACAAATTCCATCCTAAAGCCATCGGTAGGAAGTGCATCTGGAAACACCAATCCTGTATTTTGCAAACCTGATGTTGAAATGAGTGACCTTGGTTTCTTTCCTTTCTGGTCAATATATTCGAACAAATTAATGCTGCGTTCAGCATCTATGTTTGGGAACCGCTGGTTGTTGTAACTGCCTACGATTTCAAAGTTTTCAATAGGCATATTAGTAACTCAATATATTTGGCCAATAGAATGGTTCTGGTGCAGTGAGAGTCACTGATGGGCGTATTGTTAAATCAGTTTCATTGCAGTTTTTAAATGTTTCGTAATAATCCTTATATTCATCTTCATTCTGTTGCGGCCAATTTCCTGATGGATAATAAGCAAGGAATTTACGCGCTAATGCATATTTCAAAAACCCGTAATAATTAGGCGGAAGTTCACCAATCGATTGCTGGTTAGTTAATTCATTGATCATGCATTTGACTTGTACCTTGCACGCATAAGGCTGGTCAGGCACAGGATAGACCGTAATAAATGATTCTTGCGCTTGCTTATCTAAAAATATAAACCCAGGTCGTGCGAGTAAATTTGTTTGTCTTACCACGTTCCAATAAGTCGCTTTGTTAATGATACGCAGAGGATAAACTTGTGATGCATTGACTGGGTTTGTCGGGAAATTATAAGCCGTTAAAATATTTTGTGCTGTGCCATTTGTAAGAATAGGAATAAATATGCCTAACAAAGCATTAGCTGATGTGCTTGCTAAATATAAAGTCGTTGGGCTTACTTGTATCGTGTAATATGTTGTCCCCGCTATAAGCGGCGATGGCACAGTACCAGTCGTTGATATTGTCACAGGGGTATTTGTAGGATATGAAACAGTCGATGAAAGCGTCAACAAACTAGTCACGCTATCAGCAGTGAATGGCGTTGAGATAGGCAATGCACCAGCAGGGTTTCCATTAGCTGGGACAAAATAGTTTGCAAACGTAAGGTCGACAATACGGTCCGCTGTAATATCAGCTAGCATCATGTCAGAAACAGAATAAACGTCCTTGCCAACAACAAAATTAAAATCAATCGTTGTTAAGAAAGGAATATAGATGCTATCTGATGAGAACTTATCTAGTAGTTCATTAATAAGCTCAAGGCCGGTTGATAGCATAAAGCCATCGGGTGTTTCACCAACGCCTAACTCACCGATCAAATAAAGAGCATTAATGATGACATCATTTGTCGTCTTGACTTGTTGTGGCATTCCATTGCCTCCTTGTCAATAGTCAAACGCGTGTATCTATCAAATACACGCGAATTACTTTATTGATTTAGGAGTCATCGCCTTCGCCATCAACTGGGAACGCAACTTTATCAAGGCCTGCTGTCAAGCGCCTGCCAAAGCCTTGCGCCCATTCGCCGTTATTTTGCATATTGGCATTAAACTCAAACATGGAACCATCCATGACGGGTTTTTTGCCTGCATATTGCTTGGTCGCTGCTTGTTCACGCTTAACAAATTCATCTTTGCGAGAATGCTCAGATTCAAGTCTTCCTTGACGCGTATTTGCAATCGCTGCTTCCTTGCCAGGATTTCCATCATATCTATCTTTCATGTCAAATCTCCTTATGACAACAACTTGACTGCATATTGTGGGTGCCATTTAAAGCCGCACAGAATGTCTATACGCATCAAGTTTTGATAACCTAAAATGTCGCCTGTCTGAGTGACAGCAAGTGATAATCCAGTCTCAGGATCAACCGCAACGCTTGCATAAGGCACTTGCAGCTTATAGAGAGGCGGACACACAATATCGAGCGCGCGTGCTGGGTAAGCCACGTTCACGTTATAAGAAGGCACAACAGTGACAGCAGAGCCGCTCAATACTGGCCCATCAACGTTTTGCAGTGGGCTTGAGGTATTGCTTATGATGCTAGGTGCCACGGTAATAGTGACAGCGCCAGCACCGCTTGAGTTAGCAGCAGCAGTAATAACAAACTGCATGTTTTGTCCTGTGGATTGGCGGGACAGAGGATTGACGCTATGAACGCCAGCAATGCTGATCAAATCGCCTGGCAAGAAGTAGTTTGTTTGTGAGATAGTCGCACCAGATAGGATGATGGTATTACCTGATGTAACAGTACCATTCACAAGCAAAGTGTCGCCTGGGAATGATGTTGGCCCCACACCAGCAATATGCCTCACAATGTTTTGGGACTGGAAGATGTCAAAATATGACAAATGCCCAATCGCTGATTGGCGGACGATTTCTTCGTTAAAGACAGGGGTGAAATTATTAAGGAGTGCGGCCTTAAGCGATGATCCATCGCGTACTGTCATGGCCAGATACGCATCAGATGCAATGTTAACACCCATCTCTAACAATTTAGCGCCCGCTAAATCAACGGTGCTGAAACTATTAATAGGTGAGCCAGCAGCTCCTTGGAATAGATAAAGTTCTAGTTCAGCGGCAGCGTCAATATCACGTTCCATCTGTGTGATAATGTTTTGTATCGCAGGCTGGATGAACATGCGGCTAAAATCCTCAATCCGCAATGTCAAATCTTGCACAGTATAAGCGATCAATGCATGGTATTGATGCGCAACGACAATGTTTTCCACTGTTTCAATGATGTCTTGAGGTACAGCAGTCGAGCCATCACCAACAATAAAGTTGTTCTGCCTGCGCACTTGCAAAGTATCTCCGATCTTATATCCAGAGCTTTGGAAGTCATCTTGATAGATCCTTGATCCGGTCATGACAAAGGGTGAATTATTAGCGAACATTGCAAGGGCTGTGTTTGACACTAATTGCGTGGTAATAAATTGATTAGGCATTGCCAAATCTCCATCCGTGAGTATTAATTCCGTTTAAAGGCAGTTAATTACTTAA